ATTACAATTATCATTAAAACCAAATTATAAAGTAAAAGATAATCCATTAAGTTGGCTTGATTGGGTTTTAAATGGTGTTGAACATACAAACTTTTTTGAAAATAGAGCAACTGAATATAATAAAGGTTCTATGACCGGAAATTTATGGGGTTAATATGAAATATTTATTAACTGTAATTATGTGTTCTATTATAAATGGTGAAACAGTTTGTTTACCACCTCATACATTTGAAAATAAATATAATGATGTATATGATTGTATGATAGATGGTTACAATAAAGCTAATGATAAAACTATTCAACTAGGTCGAAAAGATGTTAATGAATATAAAATTTTTATTAAATTTGGTTGTAGTGAAGAAAAACAAATAGGTAAAGGAGTTTAATAATGGCTTATAAAAAGAAAAAGCAAAAAGAAACTGAGAATAAGAAAAAGAAGAAGAAGAAAAAAGGTAAAAAGAAAAAAGGCAAAAGAAGATAATATGATATTAAATAATAAAAAAGAAGAAAATAGAACAATAATTATTAATGGTAAAAATTACTATGAAAACGAATTAAATCAAAATATGAGAAATAGTTTAATTGCGTTATCAACACAAAAAACTAATAAAGCAAGATTAGAAATTGATATTAATAATTGTGAAATTTTAATTCAACATCACAGTAAAATAGTTGATGATGAACTTGCTAAAATAAAACCAATTTCAGAAAGTATTATTGCAGAAGATAAAACTTATGAAAATGGTAAAAGTTAAGGATTGAAATGTCTATAAATGATGATGTATATTCAAGAATGCTGAAACACCGTGCATTATTGACTCTTTACGAAAAGAGATTGGATACTGAAATTGATAAAATTTTGGCATCACACAAAATAAGATTACAACGAATTGTAGCATTTTCTGGTACAGCAAATACAAATGCTTTAACTAGAAAATTAAATACTGAAATTCGTTTAACTTATAAAAAAATATATAAAGAAGGAATTGGCGAATTAAATAAATTACTTGGTGTAAGTGCTAGGTTTTATAAAAGTTTATTTGCTAGAGCCTTGACTAATATTTATAAAGCTAAAGGTGTAAAAGATACTTTAAAAGTTAATAATTTAATTATTAAATCAAATGGTACTTTTAGTCAACAATTAGCATCTATAAGTATTTTACAACAAAGAAGAATAAAAGGTATAGTTAAACAAGGAATGATTGAAAATAAAGCTATGGTTAATATAGCTAAGGATCTAGGAAGAAGCGGATTATTAGCTTCAACCGTACAATTAAAAACATTAACTAGAACTGCAATAACTGAAACATCTAATTTTGTATCAAATACAACATACAAATTAAATGATGATGTTGTTCAAGGTTATCAATATGTTGCTACTTTAGATAGTAGAACTAGTTTAATTTGTGGAAGATTAGATGGTAAAGTATTTGCATTAACTAATAAAAATGCACCACAACCACCACAACATTTTAATTGTAGATCAACAACTATACCTGTTATAAAAAGTGCTAATCAATTATTAAATACAAAAAATAATAGATTACAAAAACGAAAAATTGCTGGATTATCTGATAGTCGTCGTGCCTCTATCAATGGTCAAGTACCAGGTAAAACAACTTATCCGGAATGGCTAGCAAGTCAACCGAATGAAGTTAAACTGGCTGTATTAGGAAACCAAAAAAGAGTTACTTTGTTTAACTCGGGAAAAGTTAAATTTTCTCAATTTTCTAATAAAGATGGTAAATTAATTTCGTTAAAACAATTAGAAGAATTATCAAATTAATCTTTTGTTTTAAATTAAATATAACTAAGGCCGTGTCCAAAGGAAAAAAATGTCAGAAAACATTGAAAATACACAAGTTCAAGAAACTAAAGTTGAAGAAACTAAACAACCAAATATAAAACAAATGGTTGATGAAGAAGTTTCTAAAGCAATAGCTAATATTAAAGTAAATTTAGATAATGCATATAAGCAAAGAGATGACGCTTTGTCTGAAGTAAATAAAATTAAAGAAGAGAAAAGACAAGCTGAAATTGCTGGCCTTGAACAACAAGGTAAGCATTCTGAAGCAATGCAAATAAAACTAAATGAAGTTAATGCAAGACTTGAACAATATGAACAAAAGAACACAGAATTGAGCAGAGATAATGCCGTGCGTACTCAGCTTAATGCTTTAAACTTTAAATCAGAAAAAGCCGCTAATATGGCTTATTCAGATATTGTAAATAGTTTAAAGAAAGACGCTACAGGAAATTGGGTTCATGAAAGTGGATCCAGTATTGGTGAGACTGTGTCAAACTATGCTAAAGATGAAAATAATGCATTTTTATTTTCTGTTAAGGCGAATATGGGCTCTGGAATATCTCCAGCTAAGCCAAGTACAGGAACCAATCCTGTCGGATCTATAAAAGATATGTCAACTGAAGAAATGCTCAATGCCGTGTCAAAAGGGCAAGTTAAAGTTGACGGTGAATGGTCTGAATAGACTATCTTTTATAATAATAACCGCACATATGTGCATTAAATAATAAAAGGAAAAATAAAACAATGGCTGTAACAAGTTCAAATTTTAATAACATAGCTAAAGCTATTTCTGCTTACGAACAAGCAGCAAGAGCTGATGCGGCGTTATTAACTTCAACTGCTATGGTTGGTTCTGACGCTAGAATCAACGATTCAGGTGAAAATTACACTGGTACACTAAGATGGTTAGATTTTACTGATCCAACATCGTATCACAAGCAAAACGAAACTGCTGCAAATAAAAATATAAATGAAATGGCAGTAACAAACAAATCTGCAGTATATATCAAAAATATTGATCATATCGCTGCACAAGAATTGTCTGTTCAAAAATTAATCTCAAAAGTTGACGGTTTAGCATACTTAGGATCTCAATTTGCTTCAGTAAGAGCAAGAAGAGAAGATCTACAATTAAGATCTATCCTAAATGGTGTTGCTGACAAAATTTGGGGTGCAACTGCAATCGGAACTAACGATGCTGCTGCTAAGGTTGGAACTTTTGGTTTCTACACTGGTTCAAACGCTTCTGATGTTCCTAACCCTTTATTTGCTAATTCTACTGGTGCAAGCCAATCAAGAAGCACTTTCTTTGATACTCTATTAGATGCTATCACAGAAGTTAAAGGTGAATTCGAAGAGCCTTTCTATTACTTAGTAGTAGATACTGCAACTTACAACGTTATGAGAAAAGAAAATGTTCTTGACGTTGCTCCTGTTGTAGACGGTAACTTCAATTTCTCTACTATTCTTGGTGGAAAAATTAGACTTATTATAAACAACCAATCATTAACTGCAAACTTACCATCAGGTTTAAAAGTTTCTTACATGTGTAAAGCAGGCTCTGTACATTACAGTGATATTGCTCAAACAAATCCAACTGCGATTGAAAGAGACGAACTAGCTGGTAATGGTGGCGGTCTTGTTACTGTTTTATCTAGATGGGGCAATATAATGCACCCAAGAGGTTTATCATGGGCTGGAAGTGCAACTGCATATCCTGCAAATGCTGATCTTGCTCTAGGTACAAACTGGACAGTACATGCTACTAACGTTAACCAAATTGGTTTATTCCCAATTTATCACGGTTAATATTATAACTATTAGATACGGAGAAAAATAATGGCTTTACAAAAAGGAATCAACTCATTTGTTACTGTTACAGAAGCAGAAGAATATTTCTATGACAGACTAAACCAAAGTTCTTGGGATAGTGCTACAGATGAAACTGTTGAACGAGCTTTAGTAACGGCCACAGGAATTCTCAACGACTTGGATTGGGGTGGTACGGCTTTACCGACTACCTCATATCCTTTATCATGGCCAAGAGACATAACTTACTGGGATAGTAAATCTGGTGATTATGAAACTTTAGAAGATGATAGAAGTACAACAAGTTATGGAACAATTCCTGAAGATATCAAAAAAGCGACCTATGAACTCGCATTACATCTGATCAAAAATATGAGCACAATAGAAGATCAATCATCTGGTTCACCTAGATTGAAAGATTTAACTGTTGGCTCTGTTTCTTTAACTTTTGATTTAGGATCTGGATTAAGTAATTTTAAACAATTACCTGATCAAATCCAAAAATTAATTGCTAAATATGAAGATCCAGCTGCTATGAGTACAAATAGGGGAGTTAAAGTTAGTGGAGGTGCCTAATGGGTTACCATAAACTAATTCAAGATAATGTAAAAAACGCATTTAATGTTATAGGTGATATAGCTGAAGATATAACTTTTACAAATAAAAATGTAACTTCTTATAACTTTACTACACAATCTGTTGTTAGTTCAACTGATGTATCATTTACAATTAAGGCTGTAATTGAAAGTCAATATAGAACTAATGATGATACACCTAGATTAGAATGCAAAATAATGATCGACTCAGCTAATTTAGATTCTAAACTTATTGATAATTATGACAATGTTGTAATTAGAGGTAAAACTTGGAAAATAAATAGTTTTGAAGATAATAATTATGTTATCAATTTAATTGTTGGAAGGGAATCATAATGGCTACAATATCTCAATTATTAACAGCTGTTGAAGGTTTATTTGCTTCCACCGCTTGGACGACTAATAATATAAAAGCATTTCCTGCGAATTATCAAGGGGAAATAGATGCTGATGAATGGGTACGGGTTTCTGTATTACCATTTTCATCAGAACTAGCTTTTAAAGATGTAATAGCAAATGGTCAAATTGTATGTCAAATATTTGTTCCTGCCGGAGCAGGTATGAAACGTGCATACCAAATTGCTGATATGTTAAAAGTATTATTAGATCAAGAAGTAATCTCTGGATATCTACAGACAACTAATAGCTTTATAACTAACATTGGAATTGACACAAAAGATTCAGGTTTATTTAACGTGAATTATACTGTTAATTTCAGATCAATTTAACCAAAAATAATATAAAGGAATAACAAAAAATGGCTCTAATTTCAAATATAGGTGCTGGTATTTTCACAAAACTAAAATACAAAGCTGATAGTAATTACACATTACCTACAAATGACACAACTCACCAAGCTTTTATAGCTTCTGGTGGTGACTATGCAAGTGCTGTGGAAGTTACTCACATCAGAGAATTTCCTTCATTTGGTAAACCCGCTAACATTGTTAACGTACCAAATTACGGACAATCTGTAAGTTCACAGATCCAAGGACAATCTGATGCTCCAACTTTAGAATTTACTCTTAATTATGTACCAAGTGCACATAATACACTACAAGGGTTAGTTCAAGATGGTGTAACATATGTATTTCAGCTAGATGTTAAAAATGCATCTACTGGTGATAATGCTGCATTTTACGTAAAAGGACAAGTGGCTTCTTTTGAAGTGGCTCCAAATTTGACTGATTCAAATCAGGCAACTTTGACTTTGAGTACTTCAACTGACTATACTGGTCCGTTTGCTGACGCATAATAAAAAAATTTTTAGGCTGGGCTTAATTGCCCAGCTTAATTAAATTGTATAGGATAAAATAATGATAAAACCATTTAATAAATATTATGTATTAAGAATAACTTCTTTACATATAAAAAAATCTATAGATACATCCATAAGAAAAACTTATGATAGATTAAAAGATGTAGAAGATAAACAAGAAGTCTTTGAAACACTAGATGTGTTACATAAAATTAGAAAAATAATGGAAGACTTTGAATCGAATAATAAACATTTATATCAAAAACCTTTAGAGGAAATAAAAAATGAAACATATAAAGATAATAGAAGTAACGAAGAAAGTACCATTTCTGAAACAGGAAGTGGAGATCAAACAACTGACAGTTAAAGGCATTAAAGACTTACAAAAAGTTTTAGATGTAAATAAAACTGATGATGTTGCTGGTTTAAAAACTTTAAGTGCTATCTTTAGACAAACAATTGTTGGTGCTGAAAATATGAAAGATTCAGAATTTGAAAACTTTCCAATTAAAGCATTAACTGAATTATCGCAAGAAATTCTTGCATATAATGGTTTATCAGCTAAAGATGACAAAGGTGGTGAATTGGGGAAGAAGAACTAGCAGAATATGAAATGGCTCATCAATTAGGTGTTACATTAGATACTATTTATAATATGTCCAATAAAGAATATATGGGTTGGATAAAGTATTTTAATCAAAGACCATACGGTTGGCGAGATGATCATAGAGCTGCTATATTAGCACAAACTACTTACCAAGGTACAAAACCTCTTAAAGTAAATGAATTATTTCCTTCGTTAAAAGAAATGAGAGAAAATAATACACATAAAGATCTAAAATTAGAAGCTGGCTTTAATAAATTAAAAAGTATAGCTAAAAGATCTGATTAATAGTGGGGCGGTGAAAACTGCCCACTTGGAAGGCAATTATGAGAGATATTAAAAAATTAACTGAATATAGTAAAATTGCCAAAAAGAAATTTAAAGAATTAGAATTATCTAGAAACCTTAAAAAAGAAGTAAATATTGGTGCCAATGGTACACAAAAATACATTATTAAAAAAGGTATAAACAAAGGTAAATTAATATAATGGCAATAACTACTATTGGTCTAAAAACTGCTGCTAAAGATCTTAAAAGAGATATTAATAAAGCAATGGAACAGGAACTTAGATCAAGAGCATTAAAAGCTTTTGCTGACGTAAAATTAACAACTCCAGTTGATACTGGACAAGCTAGAAATAGCTGGTATATTGGATACACTGAAACATATAATAATCAAAAAACTGCACCTGCAACATCTAATGTAAATTTATTGGTTCCA